CATGTTATGCACCTACCTTGCAAGAAACTGCTGGGTAGTGACACGCGCAAGTTTGTACTTCATTGACGCGGTTGAGAAAGCAGATGTAGCACTCAACTGACATTGTGTCCTGCGATTGTGCGGTCGAGAACTTGGTGTTGCAGTAGATACACTTTCTTGTAGCCATTTTCCTGCTCCTAATCTATCGGGGGCTTTCTGCCCTGTTATGGAATAGATTACGGTAGATAGATTACGGTGTCAAGCATTTAGGGGAAAAATCTTTATTTCTGCCCCCGGCGTGTCGGAATAGACTTTTCTGGCTCTAATGTCCACTATTTGCGAATCGTCCTGAAAAGCCACCCCCGAGAGGGCATCGCCCACGGCCCGCAGGTATTTGTCCAAATCGGGCGCTACTGAGGGGTATTGACGCTTTACGGATCGCGGGCGCTGGACATAGAAGGTCACATCTAGCCCCATCGCCCCATCTATGGGCTTAGCGCCGGCAAATCGGGCGGCTAGGGCTATGGATGCCCGCCAAACGGCGAGCGCCGAACCCTGAGAATGCACCATGATCCCGTTGCCCACGCTTTTCATTGACCCCTGCGGGATGGGCTTGCCGTCCACCCGAAAGGTAATCAACGCCTAGCCAATCAAAATTACTGGGTCTGCCGCGATTTTATGAGCGTCCTGCTGCCCATTCGTCAGATAGATGTCAAACACCCCGTGGAAATCTGGGCCATCTATGGACTTAACGATGCCGGTGAATCCATCCACCCGCACCTCATCGCCGCATTGAATCTGTGATGGTGAGACCACAGTCATAGCTCCTCCTTCGTAATGCTTACGGATTATGGTAACAGATTACTTATGTCCCGCGCCTGATTTCATCAAGTATTTGTCGGGCCGTTTCGGGCATAGGAACGCCTTGTGCCGCTTCAGAAGCCGTAAATCGGGGTGGAGTCCAAGTCGGCGTTGTAATGGGCTTAAAACCGCTCACAGGGCTTCTGGGGGGCAACTCTGAGTCTGTCCAGCGTTCAGCATTGAGCCAAGTCGCGGCATGGGCTGTATATGCGGGGTCGCGGTTCGGATCATTGGCGTATCGCTTCGCGCCCTCAATGATGAGAGATGGCTCGGCCTTGGTGACGGCTTTGAGCCAAGCCTTATGCGCTGCGCCCTTGCCGACCTTCAGCGGGTAGGCATTCCAGAAATCATTGAAATCGCCAATAGTTTTTTTATTATCTTCCTCTTTATCTTCCTCTTTATAGTTAAGCGAACGCTGAGCGTCCGTTGAGCGTTCGTTAAGCGTTCGCTGGACGGATGCTTGCTTGCCCGCTTTTGAGGCCTTAGCCGATTTCTCCCGAACGCTGTCCAAATCCCGCTCAATCCGCAGGTGTGTCCAGCTGTCGCCGTCAACCTGAAAGAACTCAGCCAGCACAGATTTATTCTCGGCCCAATCCTCGGCGCTCATTCGAGCTACAAAAGCTAGGCGATCGCCGGTGTTATCTAATGGCTTACCCCGCTGCCAATAATTCATTAGCAGGAGCATATAAGCGCCGTGTTGCTGGGACGAGAGATGAGCGGTGTCGGCCAAGTAATCGCTGACATATAGCTGCATATATGGGAGTGATGTCATTTAATCGCCATCCATTCATCTAAGGTTTTATCTCTTTTGCTTCTATTGCACTTAAAACAAGCGGTAGCTAAATTTTCGTCATCGTGGCCGCCGCCTTTTGCTACGGGATAAACATGGTCACATTCCAGCCGACCTCCGTGGCTACCACAGTATTGGCAGGTGTAATCGTCCCGCTCGAATATGCGAAGACGGATTTCATTCCATAAATGTGCAGGAAGTCGTGATGCCTTAAATAATGCAAATCCGTCTATCTGGAAGCCCCCCTCGATGGACTCCCAGATACCTGCCTCAACTAACTCTGTCGGATCACCTAATCGCCGGACGATTGCCACATTGAGAAATCCATCGGTGAGGTACTTGCCGGAGTAGCACAACCCCTCTATGTAGAGGCGAAAGGCTGCATCGCTCAGCGGCAGGATTTTAGGATTTGTGGGAAACCCGTCATCGAGCTTTATCCAAGTCATCGCAGCGCCCACATAATCAGGCAAGTAATGGCAAGCGCTGAGCCAATGAAATACGGCATCCACTTATCGTCAATCATTATTAGCCTCCACTAATCGCTGAACAATCCATGAAACCACCGGCACGGCTACAGCGTTACCCATCTGCTTATAACGCTGCGAGTCGGCCTGACCCTCTGTCCAGTTATCAGGAAATCCCTGAAGGCGCTCGCATTCGGTCGGAGTGAGTCGGCGAACGGTTGTCTCTGAAGCCACGCCATGTCCTCCTACTGTGTCAATCGTGAACATCGGATCATTCTCGTTGCCATACCCTTTGCCCTGCGGGCCTGCGGTATCTGAGCGACCGATGATGGTTCCTTGAATGGGAAAAACTGCTGGCACATTTCCACCCCCTGTTCCATATCGTGATATTACGGTCGGCACTATTTCATCTTCATAAATCCGAACATCATTGACCCGAGTGCCATCGATGATAAATAGCGTTTGGTCGTTACTTGTTGCCAAGGTGAAACTCCGTTCGCTCAACATAGGGCCTTTACCCCCCCGGCTTTTCCTTCTCGATTACGCATGACGATAATCATTGAATAACTATTTTGTTTTCATGCGCTTGTTGTTGCTGTGGAAACTTGTAATCACTTGCAAGTAATGGCCCGACTATTTCTCCGCTACTAACTCTAGAGCTTGCTGTAGTCTCGGTGGCAGACTTTTTCCGCGATTGCTCGCCCTGCGCAAGATACCCGCGGCGGCCTTCTGCGATAGCGAGTACTTCTGCAGGTGTTCGCCAGTCATCTCCAAGACTTCCGACAATGAAGACTCTACGGCGGCGCTGGGGTACTCCAAAGTATTGAGCGTCAAGCACTCGCCACGCCACGCTATACCCGAGGTCAGCCAGCGTGCCGATGACGGCTGCCATGTCTGCTCCGTTTTGAGAAGAAAGTAAGCCGGGTACATTTTCGAGGACGAAGTTTTGCGCTTTGGTTTCGCTGAGGATTCGTGCAACTTCGTAAAATAATCCCGATCGCTTCCCAGATAATCCAGCACGCTTTCCAGCCACGCTGAGGTCTTGGCAGGGGAATCCTCCGACAATAATTCCAGAGGACTCGAATCCGAGGTTAAATAATTGTTCTCCTGTGACATTACAAACATCCTCCAAGTGATTTGTGTGTGGGAATTGTTTTTCTAAGATTTTTCGTGCGTGCTTGTCTATCTCCACCGATGCAACAATTTCCGCACCGTTACGCTGTAGCGCTAAATCAAAACCGCCAACACCGGCAAAGAGCGAGACGGCCTTCACTTTTGCTCCTCAATTAAAGTCTGCGCCATCTTTAGGTGAAACTTCATCGCATCCCTATCGTTGGCATCTTTACACTCTGCCGCCTGCTCGATATGCCAGTCAATAACATCTATCGTGTCCATGTGTCTCCAATCGCCTCGTACACCATTTGCCTTGTTATGCCTCGGTCTGCAAACTCCGCCAATACGGTGAGTCGCAACTCCAGCTTTTTATCATCTACTAACGAGCGCCTTTCCTCTGTCAGCATCCCGCCCCATACGCCGTAGTCCTCGTTCTCTGCGGCGTAGGCAAGGCACTTGTTCCAGATAGGGCAGGCCAAACATATCCCTCTAATAACGGCGGAATCAACCACCTTAAAAGAGCGCTGCTCCTCAATGCGATAGAAGAAGTTGGTGGGCAGGCCGCGACAGGCAGCCTGCTCCCAATCTACCTCTGAATACTTGGGCATCCAGTTGCTCCTGTCGGATCGTAGTAGGAGCAGTACGGCGCGCAGAACTGCACCATTTTTTCCGGCGCTGGAGGAAGTAGCTCGATTGCATTTTGTTTGACCTCGGCTAACCATTGCAGACCCCGCTGTGCTATCTCTGGGTCAAATGCCTCGGTGTGGACTTTAATATCGGAGAATGCGCCATCTCTGGCGATAGCTACAAGTGAGACTTTATCTACCTCGTATCCGTTATTCGACAGAAGCCATCCGTATAGCTGGACTTGCATTTTTTGTTGTTCGCTCGGAAAGAACCGCAGGCTTTTTACCTTTGTCGTTTTCCAATCCACAACATGGCGCTCGTCCTTTATATACAAGTCGCAATGACCCTTTAGCCCATCGAACTCGAACTCCTGCTCGATAAGGAAGTTATCCTTGAACGGGTCTTCTCGCTTGATGGCCTCCGCAACACCGGCATGAATAAAAGTGCCAAGGATTGCAGCTAGTGATTCAGTCTGATTCAGCTTCGGTGTGCCGATGATTTGGTGGTACACGCGCCGGCGGCAATCTCCGATTTGTGACGGCCCTATCTCAACCTGCAACGAGCGGTCTTTCTGATTATCGTGCGCCGTCAAAGCGCCTGAAAGCATTTTCTGGATATCCATTAAATGTCCATCGCTGTTCTGACCGATGTGCCGATGGATCGTGCGATATCCACCTGCACACGAAGCCGAGACACATTCGCGCGATTGGCTTTAACGATTGCCTCGTCACCGGCAACTATTCGATGCAGGTCTCGGTTTTCCAGTAAAGCCATATCTTCTCGCTCGCCAACTGTGTAATTCTTTCCAGTCGGAGACGATTTATTAGCCAGAGATAAACGCGAACTTGCCATCGCAATTTCGTAGCTGGCTTTGTTTTGATGATAGAGCGACTCGGCGTGGACTAAATCGTCATGCGCTTGGTCAATCAGCTTGCTCAACTCTTTCAGTCGAGCCTCAACCTGTACTGGTGTGACTACGCTCATTTCTCACCTAGCGCAATCTGCGCGCAGATATCCTGAACCTGCAACGCAACATTCTCGATTCCAGACTTCACGATGAGCTTTCGATTTGTGCCGAAGTTAATCGCGCAAATCTTCTCGTAGATGTCCAGACGAATCTCCGCTTCTAACTTTGCGGTCATTTTCAGAAGTAGCTTGTTCAGCTCCTCGTCATTTTTCGCGCCAAGAATCAACTTGCCCTGCACGATGTCCCAATGCTGGCCTTTGCAAAAGAGCTTCATAGCATCATCCCGCTTTCTGTATAGCGCCACACAATGCAGTTGTTACCCTTGTCGTTCTTGCGGGTTTCGCCGGTATCTGTGAGGAATCCTTCTTTGACGAGCCATCCACGAACAGGTCGGATAGTGTTGCCGTCAATGTGCAAGTAGCGCTCTGCCTCTTGGTCGGTAGCTCCCTGCATTCCGCGGTTGATAAAAAATTCATAAACCTTACGGCGGATAGATCCAAGTGCTGGCTCAATTTTTTCGCGGGCTTCCATGGATGTGTTTCTCACGACAAGTCCTGAACTCGCTTGTTGAGGGCATCCTTAATCGTTGTCCCTCTCACGGGAAAATCCAGATTATCTTTCTCATCCTGCCAAATCTTGCGCAGGGCATCCACCTCGTTAATTTCTTGAATCATGTCGAGGATTTTTTCTAGGCGCTCGGTCTGCTCTGGGGTTAAGGTGCGAACTGCATAGGGAGTTTTTACCTTGCTATATCGCTCGACCTTTTCCATCTCCTCACGGCTAGGGCGCTTATTGCCCGAGAAAGTGAAGTTAGCTAAAGCGCGACCGATGGCTGAGGTTTCGCATACTTCCAGAGCCGATGTCTTGGTGACCATAGATGAGCCAACGATTTCCTCTGCCATGCCGGAGGTCACGCAGCGTTCATCTTCACGATCCGTATAAACGAAAGCCTGAACAATGAATCGGTTATCGTCATTGTGCAGTATTTGTGTGTGGATTCTTCCGCTGGGATATTGCTCCCAGAACTTCTTAACGCGGGATTCGACTGTGTCGTAATCCTCTAGGTTGAACTTGCCTGCCATAATTCGCCTTCCTGTAGGGGATTCCTTCTCTGAAATCCTGTTGAGGCAGACAGTACGCGATAGATTACGGTAATTCAAGCATCCCGCATCGGCGCGCCGCGGGCTAGGATAGGTGCATGATTCGAGTCCAAATAAGCCTGTGGAGTCTTGCCGTTGTGGTTGAGGCTGAGCTGAAATACCCTGACCAGATAGACGATATATGCAACAGGGCGAACAGCTTATTTGTGACGGGCTTAATGGCCGCTAAAAATCAGGGCATAGATATCGTCCAGCCTGAGCTGATAGACGAGGACGAAGATTAGGGCTTAGCCTGCTCCATGAAGTAAAAGGGCGCGGCTGTGTATGGGTCGTGAATGCTTGCAATTTCTAGGGCTTTGCTTATACTCGCCCCCGCTTCTAGCGCTCCAATGGCTAGGGATGAGCCAGAGCCTACGGCGTAGAAACCGGTGCTGCTCATGCTGACGGCAAAGTCGTCGGCAATATCAAAGACCTCACCGGCAACGGCAATAAGAAACGCGAACTTAGTCTCCTCATCGGTCTCCTGCCATTTGTAGTCCTGATCCTTAAAACTGTTTTTCAGGCTTGGCACGACTTTGGCAATGATGAAGTGATAGATGTCCTTTTTATCTGCCGCCATGGGATTAGGCGGTGTCCAAATATGTTGAGCAATATCGCAGGCCGCGCTCTCACCACTTCCGGCAATGATAAAAGCGCCCCGCCGCGTTATCTTGGTCATTCGTGGATGGCTGTATTTGCGCGTTGCAGTCACAAGTGAGTCAGCGCCAAAATACACGCCGTCATCTTTCTGTATCGCAACGATGGTAGTCATTAGTCCAGCCATACCTTGTAAGCCGCTGTGACGCGACCCTTTACTGGATCAACAAAGTGGAGTCGCTGGGATGGGGTTGCTGATGCTGCGAGCATGACTCCGGCGTAGCGGTTGTCTGACTCTGTAGAACCTGTTTGATAGACACTACCCTGACCGTTTGCCATCGCCCATTCTGCGTGCGTGTGGTAGTGGCCGATATAGACATCTCTAAACTCCCATGGATACGCTCCGCTTCGCCAACGATTTGCGTGCTGAACGATTGCTCCCGGACTTGCAAATCCATTTCTGCCAACCTCGTCTCCGTGAATAAGGAGTGCCTTGTAGTTGCCAATCTCCACGCGCTGAATGTCCTCGGGACACTCTTGCCATGTAAGTCGCTTTTCTCCCGCGAGAAGCTGTCGGGCTAACTCGTAGCACATACGGTCAAAGTTATCTGAGCGCGGGACATTATCGCGCTTAGAGCCGATGCGACCATGATTGCCCCACTCGGGGACAACGGTCACCTTAGAATAATTGGCAAGCGCATATCGAACAACATCTACGCAGAGTCGAGAAACATTGACATACTGCTCAAAGAGCGTGGCATCAACCTCGAACGCTTGGCTTGGGAAATTAAAAAGTCCCTCGACCATGTCACCGCCGAACATAATCACGCACTCATTGACGGGATGATCCGCGCGCATGATGTCGGTGATGGTCACGGCCTTCTCTGCAAAGCTGAGAACGCGAGTCCTCATTACTTCCGAGTTATAGGTTGTCGTTCTTTTAGCGCCTTGCCAATCGGTCATGTGCCAGAGCGCCACTTCCGATTTCTTCTTTCCCGCAGGTAGTTTTCGTTCTTTAACTGGTTCGATTGGGCCCATTCCCAAAACAGCGTCGTGCGCCGCTTGGTGCGTGACCTCGACCAATTCATCCGTGCGTTGCTTCGCCTGCAACAGTTGTTTCTGCACGCGCATGAGCGCCTTGCGAAGCTCAATGACATCATCTGACTCAATACCTTCTGGAAGCGCATTTAATCTATCCTCTAAGCTCATCTATTCCTACAATCGTTTGACCGTGCTGGGTGTAGCCGGATTTGTCGAACCATGAGTCCTCATGGAATGGGTTGTGGAATAGTCGAACGGACTTTAACGCATCCATCATAAGCGCTACTTGGTAGGCAGGGATGTCATCTTCTAGTTTGAGAAATCCCGCCCAGACGCGACCGATAGCGGTGAACTCGGTATAGGGATCGCCGTATTCGCCTAAGCGCTCCTCTAGGATTTTCTTTACTCGGTCGGACATTTGCATTTGCCATTTCTGTGATTAGTGAAAGTGGCCTCTGCAATTTGATAACCCTCAGAGCGAAGCGCAGCTACAAGAGTCGTAGTTGGTAGGCCTTTGAGAATAGAGTCCTGCAGGATTTTTCTATCTGACTCCGGCAGCATATCCATAATGATTTGCAGAGTGCATTTGTTTTGAGATTTAACGAGATGCTTTTCAATAGAATCGGCAAGTGCCATAGGTGTGCCTCCCTTTCAGGGAGAAGACTACCGAGAATCTTGCACAGAAGCGTTTAGACACGCCTCCGCGCCCGACCGCATATTTTGTAGCTACATTGTGGCTACAGGGTTATTTGACAATCCCGCTGTTTATCTGGATGACCCGCTTTACATCTGTGCCTTCTGGCTTGTAGGGGTCTTGCGGAATGACAATCGGTTTGAGGGTTGATCCTCCGTCATCCATGTTCGGCTGATAGGGAGTCTGGATATGAGAGTCGGGGCTGACATTGGGATTATGCGAAACTAACCCGCCGGTGATAAAGCCCACAAGAATGTAGCCAAGGTGCGCGAGGTCGTGCTGAAAGCCTGTAGCCGCCCATGTGCTAAACGCGCCCGTGAGGGCTATCGTGAGCTGTTTGGCATCGAATATATGAAACTTTATATGCTTCACAACGACCCCTTTAGCTCGTCATAGATAATCTGGGGCAGAGCGCCCGTGACTTTAATGCCCTGTTTTGCCTCGTATTTTATTAACGCGCTCTGGGTCTGGGTGTTCATTATCCCCGTGACATATTGAGTCGGCAGAAGCCCAGCCTTTAATAGCGCCTTTTCTACAGCCACGACTGCATCGCTTTTTTGTCCGAGATTAAACGCCGTTGGGTCTGCGGGAAATGGGGGAGCGATGAAGACTGTTGGCGTTTTAGTCGGTGTTGGCGTTGAAGTCATTCCGTTATGAATCATCCCCGTTGCGCCAGCGATAGCTGTGCCTGTGCCGCCTACGACAGCTGTGGCTTTTTTGCTCGTCATGCCTTTAGAAACAGGTTTGAGCGCCACGGGATATTGGGGCCGAACAATCGCAGCAATAAAGAGATACGGCCGATGAACGCGAAAACAGCCGCTTTCATGGATGGAGTCGTTGGGGTTTCCTGTGTTAAATCCGATGGTCGTGATTCCGTCAGGCGATGCCGCTTCTAATATCTCAACATGATCCACAACGCCATCAGAGTTCCAGTCATAGAAAACTAAATCGCCGGGCTGCCCTTGATACTTATTGACCACAAGTCCTTGGCGCTGAAACCATGGAAGCGCGGCAGGGTTGTAGGCGAAGCCTTTAGGAGTTTGCGCGGCGATAAGATGCGAGAGTCCTACCTGCGCGAAACACCACGACACACCCATAGCGCAATAGGGAGCGTTAGGGATTCCGTACCAAATCCCATAGGGGTTTTCTTCCTGCGCGCCCGCGTGAAATCCAATCTGGCTTCGTGCCACATTGAGAACATCAAGACCAGTAGACATTTATCCCCCGAAAGTCAGAAACCCCGCCCACAAGGAGCGGGGTCTGATTTCATTTTACTATTTAGCGGTATCGGCCTTCACGACCTTATCGGCCTCGGCAATCGCCGCGTTCACGGCAGGCGCAACGATAGTTTCCGGCGCTCCTGTCGTTGCAACGATGGTATTGACCAAAGACTTAGGGTTGATACGAGCCAAAATAGGCGCGAGCAATCCTGCGACTAGCGCCTCGGTAACGAGCTTCTTGACGGAAGCGTGCGGATCAAGTTGATACGCACCGTATCCCGCGGCGATGATGCCGTAGATATAGTGCTCGCCTAACGCCTTTTCTTTTGCGGTGATTTTAAGATTTAGTCTTGCCATGTGCATCCTTCTTTCCGATTAGGTTGCGAACATACTTTTCGGCCTCGAAATCACTCGCGGTGGCGTGATGAATGCCCCCGACCCCTCGGTGGTGTTTTTCGCAGAGCCATAGCAGGTTCTCCGCTGATTCTATCCACTTTCCTACTTCATCGGGATTAGAGACTCCGGGGTAATCGGCTTCTAGCCATTTGAGATCCACGCCGTTTTGCAGGCTGAACTCAATGTGTGCGTGATGAAGCTCTAGTCCTCCAGCGCAATCGGAGAAATCGGCTCGATGGCTTCCGACTGAGCATTGAGCCGTATCTTTTGTGGCGTTGCGGTAAGCGTTAAAATCTTTGTAATTGGGGTCGCTTTCGCGCGGCTCGTGCGGTGGGTAATGAACAATGTAACTATTCGTAACCACTTGGTCATGAGCATCCATCAAATTTCCAACTTGGTCTTAATAACTGCCTGATTTATCTGCAGCTCGTGCAGTGCGGTATCTTGTCGGTTTAGCTGGTCTTTCATAGACCCGCCGCCGTTCTCGTAAAGCTGATATTCAATGCGCGATAAGCGCTTATCCATTTTCTTAAAATTACGGTTTAGCCAAAACAAAGGTGCGCCGATTATTACCAGACTTTCCAAGATAGCCCAGATTGCGTTACTAACGGTCGAGGCGTTGCTCCAAAATACCATGATTGCACCTTACGGATGAGTTGTTATGTCCAGTTGATTGTTCTAATTGTACCGTTTTTATCTACGGTTTTAAGAATGTTAGAAGTTGTATTGAGCCAGATGTCACCAATGCGAGGGTTGGTCGGATCAGCGGTCACGCTAGGCGCGGTGAACCGTTGTGCTGTTTCTAACTTACGCAGGCGTGCTTTTAAGTCCTCAATAATTTCACGGATGTCAGGTGCGTGGTTGATGTATCCCATTAGTAAGTTCCTGTCGTGAGGGTCAGCGTAATTCTTTCAGGGCCATCCTCGCCGGGCGCAACGGATAGTCCGATAATGCGGAAGATGGCATCGTAGCCTGACGGGAAGAACGCGTCAGTGATGCGAACGCGAACCTCATCTCCCACTTCATAAGTGCCGAATGTTGGATTTACATACGGAGGAGCAACAACTTTGAGGGTAATAGGAGGATAAGAAACGGCGTTGATTTGGCCCGTGGCAAGGCCCGAGAGAACGGTGGGGTCGGTAATGTCAGAATAGTTGGCCTGATCCTCCAGCAACGCCCAGCCAGAGGAGAGCTTGGAAGCGCTGTTGGCGATGCTGATGAGCTTGCCTTCGTTTGAGCCAGCGCCCAGCGCGTAGATTTGATTGACGGCCTTTGAGCCATCTTCAAGATATGTGTACTCTGAAATGTTGCCGCCCAGCTCGAACACGGGAGCATTAGGGTTTGTCGCGCTATACATAACACCTGAGCGCGGATAGTAAGTATTAAAGGATTTTGCAGGGTTGCCGCCGCCGTCATAATAGACAGAAATCTCAAAGTCGAAACCATTTGTTTGTTTAGATAAATCTGAAACGGCGTTGAAAACTGTCTTTACTTCGTAGTTGTAATAAACCCGAGACAGCGTGATACCCGATGTGCTAGTTGAGAGCGGGTCTTGGTTGTAGAGCAGACCGATGTTTCCAGACGGCGCGCTCTGTGCGTTAGAGATGAGCGATTGCGCGATTTGTAGCTGGTCAATTCCTGTGTACGCCAATGCGCCGTATGCCGTGCCCGAACCTGTTGTGATGCGCCGGCGCTCAAAATAGGAAAGAAACTCGCGGGCCGTGAGCTTGATGCTCTGGTCTGTTGAGCCATATTCTCGCTGCCATAGAACGCCGCCCCAGACCAAGATGCCGTTGCGATCCACATAAATCGCCGTGCGGCCCGGAATCGAGCCGTTGAGGACATTCAGCCCAGCGGTATTCACGCCAGAGACCAGCAAGTGCGCCGTCATTGTGCCCGCGGCGTTTAATTGCTGACCGAAATTGACCCCCGTTAGCGGAAGCTCAGCTAAAACCTGATTGGTGACTAGATCCGCTAAAAGGTAACGATACGAGGTGGCCATTGCCCTAGCCTACTAGAGCGGCGACCTCATCAGCCGTTAGACCGAGAGCCGTTAGCTTAGCCTGAGCCGAAGCCTTAGCTTTAGCGATAGCGGCGTCAGCGTCAGCCTTAGCCTTAGCGTCTGCCTCAGCTTGTGCGGCGGCGGCTTTAGCGGCGGCGATTTCTTCGTCTGTTTGAGGACGAGTAGTAACTTCGCCGGTCTCGCAATTTACTTCGATTACATCTGCCATTGTGTCTCCTTAGTTATGAGTTTTTAATGCCGTAGAGATAAAAAGTTGAGTTTTGCAGGATAGAGGTTGTTTGCGCCGTTAAGGTTATAGAAGTAATTGCCGATCCCGCTGACCATAGTCCGGCAGTTAAATACTGGTAAGCGCTATTTGTAGAAGATGAGTTATTTTCATTTATCATATCTACCGATACTGATTTATAGTTACTAGACGTATAGTTTGGAATATAAACATCCGCTATACCGAAAGTATTAGGTTGTGAGCTAGTTCCGTTAAAAATGCCCAATCCTATAACTGATGAGTCTCTGTAAGACGAAGCATTAGTAGTATAACCGTACAGGTTTAATCCGTTTAGATTAGTGGTTACTCCGTTAAAAGATAGTTGTATATACTCGCCGCCGCTAGTATTCATTCGCCCGGAAACCTTGAGTAATAAGTCTGTGTAGGATTGAGGAACAGAAGAAAAAGTGACTGACGATACTCCACCAGCGCCTACGACTTGACTTGCAATAAGATTATATGTGGAAGTTGCCATTATGCTGCCGCGATTCCATAAAGCGTAAACATAGACCCTGTCATAAAATTACCGCCGGTTGTAGAAACTAATATCGTTGTGATTGCATTAGTATTTCTCCAAAAATTAACAATAACATCAACTCCGCCGCCACTATCGGCATTGCTGCCGCGAGATAAAATAGTTTTATAAATTGAGCTATTAGAATAATTCATAAAATGCGTTTCGTATGTTCCAAAACTTGCAGTTGGTAAACCTGAAAGGTTTGATATATTGGCACAACTATTATTTGTCTGTCTTACAGATGAAGCCGCTGATCCATTTGCTCTAAGCATTGTATCTGAATAATTTGATCCAAAATCACCATTTACATTTAAAATAATTCCGTTACCGCTAGCAGAACCTTCGGGATTGCAAATTAAAACTAAATCAGTATAAGTTTGAGGAATTGAGTTAAAAGTAACTGTTGCTACGGCTGAGCCTATAGTTTGCGTTGCAATCGGTGTATATGTTTGCGCGCTAGCCATATTATTTCACCCCGTAAAGTGCGATAGAGCTATATTGGTTTACCGTTCCTGCGGAGACGGTAGCGGTTATAGAAGTAATTGCTACTGGTGTGGTGTACCACAACCCAGAACGAATCATTGCATACCCTACACCGTTACCGTCGTACCCTAGTAGCGATCTCATAGGCTTAGTTTTAGAAGTGGAGGTGTAATCTAAAACATCAAGTATTGCTACTGACGGAACGGTACTCGCGTTACCGCCTACGGCAATAGGCATATTCGCTCTATTAGTGCCGCTATTGCCTCCGTTTACACCCGATCCGCTTCCTTCGATTCCGTGGAAATCGTAGTTATTTCCGTTATCGCCGTTAAAAGTAAAAGCGAAATCTGGAGTACCCGAGCTAGTTAATATCGCTAAGCGAATTTGTAAATGCGTAAAGGTTTGCGGAATAGAAGAAAAGGTAACGCTTGATACTCCGCCAGCGCCGACAGTTTGCGTGGCGATAGAGTAGTAGTTACCGCCTAAGTGCCCCGATACCCCAGAGGCAAGAATGCCCGGGATTATCACGCAATGTCACCTACGATTAGCCAGTTATTCGCGGTCGTTTGGATAGCCGTAGCCGCGCTATATTGCACGCGAGTCTTAGGAGACGAAGCGGTCGATCCCGTTGAGGTAATAGTTACGCCCGAACCCTGCGAGAAGGTAACTTGCCCCGCACCGTTCTGGCTAAAGTTAAGTTGAGCGCCTACGGGAAAAGCGACCGAGGAGTTAGGCGGAATAGTTACGGTAATTGAAGAAGAGTTAGTAAGAGTTACGAAGTTTCCGTTATCTCCGAGAATAGGGGTATAGGTCGTACCAGTTTGCGCGTTAATGCTCATACCCGAGTACGAGATAGGCGAAGTAGATTTAACGCGGTTATCAGTGATATTTGCGGTAACGATAGAAGTAACGCCCGCGCCTACTGCGATAGTTGCTAGGAGAAGCGAGTTAGCGGGAGTCGAAGGAGCTACCGGAGAAGCGGCAGGGGTTCCCGCGATTACCTGAAAAGTGACATTGTTCAGCGATCCTGTGTAGTAAGCATCATTGACGGTCACGACCACGATGTCAATGCGTGGGTTCGATGGGTTAGCGGTGGAAACGGTGAGGGTTGTCGTGGCATCGTTATAGGCCATGTATGTGCCCATGTTGGACTGCGTTGTTCCAACGATTGCAGCCCAGCCAGAAGCGACAAGAACGGACATACCGGCAGGAGAGTTTTGAGTGACCGCTAAGTCAGTGGCGTTAATGATTCCAGAGGTTTTCCAGATGGCCTGAGTAGATAGGCGGTCGTTTTCCGCAGGGTGGCTACCGTTTTGGAGCCAACTTGGGGGTGTGCGTAATGCCATTGCTTCTCCTTAGATGTACGCGTTGCGCCAAGTAATTGCCGCCGCCGTAGTGCCAATAAGTGTACCTGTTCCCGCTAGGAAGAAAGAGTTATTACCCGGTGGAGCAGAGAACCAGTTTGAGCCGCCGTTAATCAAATTGCGGGCAGGGCTTCCGTTGAGGGTGATGAGTTTCTGATCTAGGTCAATGACGATGGTGTCGGTGTTTGCGTAAGTTCCTTGAATCGTAATGTAAGTGCCTTGCGTGTTATTACCAAGGGTCGGGTTGGTGATGGGGCCGTTGAGGGTTATGACAGGGTATGTGGTTGCCCATCCTGCGTTATTGACGGTCGTAGTAAGGGTCGAGGAGCCGCCGCCATAGGAGAGGTTGTAGGTGCGGTTATATTGACGGCCCAGAGGGTTACCAACGGCGAGGGTTGCAGTCTGTAGCGTGTCATCGTAATAACGAGGGTCGGCGCAAAAGAATGTGTATTGCGAAGTAATGTAGCCGTAGGTGTAATTCGGATCAACAACGGTCTTGTTTGTGCGAACGCGAGCATTCAGGCGTTGCAAACCGCCGGCGGCGGAGAGCTGGAATTGCAGCGGGGTCGTGCCGCTGGTCTGGGGCAAGAGTGCGGCCTGTAATAAGTTGAAGTTAGCCTGAGCTGAATAGCCAGTGCTTGCGAAGGTGTTGATGGTGATGGTGACCGTGCGGCCTGAGAGAAAGTCGTTGCCCGTGAACATTCCGTCTGCATAGCCTCTGTTGTCATCCTGATTGCGGATATTGGGCAGCGATTCAAGCCCATCAACAGAGAGGATTTGATAAGGCGAGTTAGCTCCGCCGAAGACGAAACCGTTAAAGGCAAAGGAATAGTAATTAAGCGAGGTAACGGTAGCCATTAGTAAGCCTTCCCTGCATTAAGTTTTGAGGCGATTCCCTGAGCCACTCCATAGGTGAGAGCGCCATAGGTAGCCGATGCGATGTCGCTCGCTGAAACAGGGGTCGAGATGTAGTTGTTCTGCGTGTAAGCAACCGCAGGGCCGCTTGATGCGGTCGTTGGCAAGGCCGCCGATCCTGAAAGATAAGGCGTTGCAACAGAGCCGGCGAGCGCCATGCTGCTCATCGAAACGCCCGTGCCATTGACCGCGGCCATGGAAGCTGCAACCGCTTCAAGCTTGGTCTGCAAATCGTTTAGCTTCGTAATGGTGGAGTCATGAAGCGCCGTGGCTGCTTGGTCAAAAGCCTGTTGCGATGCCGCGAGCGAATCCTGCAGGGTTTGCTGAGCCTTGGCCACGGAGTCGTTGTAAGCCAGCTTGTTTTTAGCAAGAACATCGTTGAAAGCATCGGCTTGGGTTGCCATCGAAGCGTTAAGGTCTGTGGTGACTTTGTTATATTGGTCAATGAGAGCCTGAGTTGCCAGATTGCCGCCTTGATTCATCTGATCCGCGAGACCGTTCAATCCTGTTGTCGAAGCATCCTGCACCTGTGCAAATAGGTTCTGAATCTGCTCTGTTGTTCCGGGCTGAGCGTTGATAAGAGTCTGGGCCATTTGGTCACCCATGAGCGGGCCTTGTGCGACAACTTGCTGGATGAAGTTTTGCGAATATCCTAGGCCGGCGAGCTTGGAAGCATCAGTGGCAAGGGTTTTCATGGCGTTTAGCTGGCTCTGAAATGAGTCAATGAGCCCGCTAGTTGTTCCCGAGCTGAAAAATGACTTGCCAAGGTCTATCTTCGTGACATTTGCAAATTCATTGGTGAGCAGGGCCTCTGATTGCTGAACAATGGCCAGTTGCTTGCCTGCGGCATCTTGTTGCAGTTTGGCGATGGCGTCATTGTTTGCCGCAGCCGCTGCGAGGTTTGCTTGATCTAAAGTCTGTTGTGCTGCCGCCTGTGCCTGATTGAATGTCAGGTTCGCCTTGGCTATTGCATCGTTGTGAGTCTGAACCAACTTTTCGTATTGTGTCTGATAATCGCGCAAGTCCACATTCATTTGGTCGTAGATAGACTTGACTTGCTTTTGCTCGTTCATCAACTCTGTGGTTTGTTTCTTTATTTCAGCAATAACGGCAGCGGCAGATTTCTTGGCTGCGGCTACTGCGGCTTTGCTAACATCTCCGCCAGCTACTTGGCCGGCAACTCCTGTATCTCCGCCAGCGCTCGAAACTCCAGCCGTTGAGAGCTGATCCGCTAAAGACTTGCCGCCGATAGAAATCTTTTTGTTGGCAAGGTCATCTAACCCTTGGCCAAACTTGCCGACAGATACAGCTGCTTCATCAACGCTTTTGCCCATTGCCTTAAAAGGAGCGCCGAGGACAGGAATCTTTGCCACGGTGTCAATAACTTTTGCAACCGCTCCGAGAAGGTAGCCAAATCCTTCAACAACAACTTTGAGAACATCAACGACTACTTTGCGGAATCCCTCGTGCGTATTCCACAAGCTGATGAGCTGGCGCTCCCAGTAGGTCATGTATTTGATGATGTCCGTGATGGCCGGAATAATAAACTTGGTAATAATCTCCAAGAATTTTGTCAGGATTGGCATAACAACAGCGCCGACCTTGACTGCTATGTCATCAAACTTAGCCTTTAAGACTTCCATCTCGCCGGCAAATGTGTGCGTATATCCGACAGCCTGCCCGCCGATTTTTCCATTTAACTCATCGAACGCCTTGGCGATTGCCTGATTTTTAGGCAGAGATGTATCAAGCGTGATGCCCAGCTCGCGGAACGCTTTAGCTGAGCCCGTTGTTCCTCGGGCCAAGGTAGCTGCAGCGGTTGCCAAATCCTCGTGCTTGTATCGCGCAAGGTCGGCAGCCATGCTCATCAGCTTTGTGGACTCTGTTGCGGATCCTGTTGCTGTGATTAAAGTGCCATAGGCCGACTCTGTTTGCGCGGTAGAGAAACCAAGTGTGGACATCTTGTCCGATGTTTTCTCGATTTCTTCGCGGTTAGCGGCTGTGTTTTGTTTGGAATTATTAAGCGCAGTAGATAAGCGCTCGGTTGCTACTTGCGTATCCTTAATGGCTTGAACGGCATCTTCTAGTCCTTTTTGCAAGACCATTACGCCTTCGGTCATAAGGTTGCCAGCGAATACGCCGCCCATGACCGTCTTTAATGAAGAAAACTTGCTCTCTTGCGCCTTGGCAGCATCGCCGATCTTATTCATGCCTTCTGTCGCTTGCGTGACAGCTGAGGTTAGATTGGCAAGTTGAACAAGAATCTCTACATTTAACGGTGGGACTTCACCTGCCATTTAAGCCCCCATCGCTGCTGTGAGGTATCCATAAACGATTTGTGAGGCCTTACCAGAGTTGATAAGTTCATCACGAGCTGGATACATATATGGGTATTTTACCCCA